GCATCTGTAGCTTGGTGCCTTTAGTCAGCCGGACCTTCGACTTCTTGGCATTGTACTTGGCTTTGAGCTCGGAGAACACCGAGTTGTAGTTTATCTGCTGCTCGGCCAGCCAGACCTTGAACGGGGACGGCAGGAGATACAGCACGTGCAGATCGGTCTCATAACGCCCGACGATGTCGGCGGTCTTGGGCTGCTGATCCGGCACCACGAGGTCGTCGAGGCCGTTGTCGTTCCCCTTGCTGCGACGGTCGATGGTGGACTTGATCTGCAAGATACGGCCCAAGTTCTGGTAGGTGTAGGCCGTCACGAGGTCCATCGGGTCGAGGGACATATCAGCACTGACCGCCTTGTTAGCCTTGAGGATGTTTTTGATGATGTAGTCGCGCAGTGTGGGGATGTCGTAGTCCAAGAGCTCGAGGTGTTTGCAGATCACCGCAGCGGCGAGAGAGGTGGCGACGGCTGCCGACCAGAAGCGGTTCTGAGGTCCAAGGTCTGCGGCTTCATCAATCTTGCGCTGCAGGGTCTCCACCAGCAATTTAGTTTCGGCGAGGTTGGACATCACGTACTGCACAAACAGGATGCCCGCATGGCCGTAGTTGCTCTGGACCTTGGAGCTGAACTCGTCGGTCTGGCGCTTGTCGGCCTTCTCGGTGAAGAGCCTGCTCGTCTCGATCTCCAGCACCCGCTGGGCTTCCGCTTTCGGCATAGCCTTCGCCATAGCCACCTTGTCGATCAGGCTGCAGTTACCCGACGAAATAAACAGCAGGTTCCAAGGGTCGCCGCGGTAGCGTTCGGTGTTGCCCGTCGATGCCAAGCGATTGCGCTGCTGGCCCCCGGTGATCTGGTAGATCATGTTTGAGGCGTCGTGGGGCTTGATGTTGGTAACTTCGTCCATACAAACCGGCAGACTGTGCATCACATCGGCGCGGTTCATGAACGAGTTTACGGTGTCCCGCTCCTGCAGGATAAGTTTATTGGGGTTGCCCCACGCCGAAAGCGCCGCAAACTGGGCATGCGTTTTGCCGAAACCGGAGTCCTTCGACCAGATGTGCAGGAGCGCTGCGTTGATGGGCAAGAACTTCATCAGCACCGAGCCGAAACCGACGCAGGTGATGAACTGGTGCAGCTCGAAGCCGGGGCGGTTGTAGAAGTTGACCGCGGCACGCCACTCGTCGAGGCTACCCGCAGGCTCAAAGAACTCGATCATCCCCCGTGTAGCCGAGGACGGTGCGTTGAAATCGACACGGTCCGCATAGACTACCTTGTCCCCTAGGACAAAGCCCTTGAAGTCGGGCAGCCAGCCGAACTGGCGATGTGCGTTGTCTGCCTGCGTGGTGATCTGCAGGTCTTTAACCATGCTTTGCGTAAAGCTCATGATCGCATCCACTTCCTTGTTGATCGCTATGACGCCATTGGTGGCGAGGACTTTCCGAAATTCTTCTTTCGATGTGACGACGTAGAGCGGCACCACAAACGACCGCACTCCATCCCGTGGTAGGTGGTGACGCATCTCGATGATCTCGCCCTGCTCCGGGTCATACAGGCGGCGCACGACGTAGAGATCGTGGTGCCAGACAATCCGTTCACTGACCTCGCCCTCGTCGTCAATTATACGGATGAACACGCCGCCATCCTTGCCGCGGAAGTAGGGGTTGGGGTAGCTCGGGATTTCATAGACCCTCGGTGGTGCCTCGGGTGCGTCTGGGTCTGCTACGACGACGGTGTTGTCCTCGGGCGCAGCCTCAGTGAACTGCTGGCCGAGAACGATGGGCGACTTGATCTTGTTCCAGTTGGGGCAGCCTTGGCACCCACCCGGGTTGTACTCCTCGAAGCGCGTGCAGAGGTACGGGCCCTTGATGCGGTCAGCCTTCCACATCGCCTCGTCTTCGTCGTATTCGGCGTGCCCCTGCGAAACCGCCTTCACAGCCTTGACCATATCGGTGCAGTGCTTGGCGATAGAGAGCGCCGCGCGCCACATGGGCTCAGCCAGATCGGCGCGGTTCTCGATGCAGTAGGCCAGCTGGGCACAGCCCTTACCTGCCACGGTCTTCTGCATGATGGTTTTGAATGAGGCTTCCCGCCTGCCGATCAGGGCATCCATCATCGCGCTGTTTGTCACCGCAGGTGAGTAGCGCCGCGCGGGCAGGCTAGTCGGCAGACTACCGGCCACGGTCTCGAGCCGTGCAGCGAAGTCAAAGAACTCCACTGGCTCTGGTGTGGACACCCCGAAAAACGACACAGCCTTGGGATCGTCGCCCTTGTGGTTATGCGTCCCCGGCACTCGCAGCACGCGGGCAGCATCGGCGGTCACGGCCTCGTCGGCCTTGAACCCCTTCGCCTTGGCCAGCGCCTTGAGCTTCTCGGCCACGCGGAGCCACGCCATAAAGTCTACAGGCGCGGTCAGCGGCCAGTAAACGTGCACACCGTAGCCGGAGTTGACGAGGAACGGCTTAGGCAGCCCAGTGGCCTTGACGAACTCCTTGAGCGCCAAGATGGCGGCGTGCTGGTCAGGGAAGTCCTTGGGTTTGCCCGTCTTGAGGTTAACGCCGCAGTCGAGGTCCATAAAGAACGCCCGCATCTGCTTGACGTTCTCGGCCTCACGCGAACCCGCCTCCTCGAACGTGCCGAGGGCGTAGTAGGCATCGAAACCATTCTCGTCGAAGTTCAACGCAGCCTGCTCAAGCTGCTCGATGGTGTCGTAGAACTTCTGGATGCGCCTGCCATCATTGAGGGCAAGAACGCAGTAGGAGCCCGCAGTTCCAAGAACGGACTGCAAAAACGTCGTTGTATCCATAGCCGCCACTCTATCTGTTGGGGTGCCGCGACGAGGTGAGGTTGTTTTTATCCCCCGTCGCGGCGAGCCTATTAAGGATTACTCGTCGTCCCACTCTGCGACAAGAGCAGAGATGTTAGCCTTGGGGTCAGCAGCGGGTGCAGACTTCTTGGCTTCGACCTTCTTAGGCTCTTCGATCTCGTCTTCGTCATCGACGATGATCTTCTCTTTGGCCGGGTTGTAGCTCTTGGTGCCAGCCGCGGAGTCCTTCTTCTTAACGCCATCGGTCTGCGCGACAGTCAGCGTGATAGCCTTGATGGCATCTTCGCTGTCCCTAACCGCGACAGCCTCGTTCAGCTCTTTCTCTGTCAGAGGACGCACAGGGCTAAAGAACAGCTTCGGAGTCTCCGAGTTTTCGTCCAGCGACATCTTGGTCATGACCGCGATGATCGGCGTGTCGTGTGCGTCAAGGAACTTAGCATACGCCTGCATCGGCATCTTGCCATTCTTGCCGTCACCGAACAGCGACGTGGCCGGGAGCTGCAGCTGATAGACTTCGTCGGGTTTGCCCTCGAGCGTGATCGCCAGACGCTGGTTGTAGCGGCAGGCACGGCTGTCGCCCTGTCCCGAGCCCTTGACGTTCATCGGGCAGTCGGTGCAGCGCGAGGCTTTCTTCTGATCCGCGGGCACATCAGGCGAAGGCGTTTTGGTATCAGCCGACCAGCAGGTCGGTGCAGCCGTGTTATTCGGGTCGTAGGTGCCCTCATAATAGGTCCGCGATACCGGAGCGACGTTAACCACCACGATGTTCAGGTGATCTTCCTTGGACACAGAGACCTGCTCACCATCGACGAAGAGGCGGAACTTGTTGCCTTTGATCGAGATGCGCTTGCCGCCACCACCGCCGCCACCAGCGAGGGTTTTGTTCATGTCACGCAGCGACTTGAAGAGGTCGCTATTTGCCAGCGGGTTGCCAGCACCGAAGAGGGTCATTTCACTCATGTCGTTCTCCTTAGTTTTTGTTGTCGAGGTCTAGTTCCAACTGCACCGGTTCTTTCGGTGCGTTGACGAGGGCCGCTGCCACGTCGGGCAGGTTGAACCTGTAGGTGTTACCCGCCTTGAGGTAGGTGTGTTTCGGGATGGTGCCGTTACGCAGCCAAGTACGCACGGTCGCAACCGAGACGACGAAGTACTTTGCTACGTCCTCAATGGTGGCGAACGGGGTTGGAGTTTCGGTCATTACTTCTTCCTCACAGTGATGACATACTCGCTGTCGGAGTTCAGGCCGGGCGGGAGCACGTCGGGGTTTTCTTCAAGGAACTGCTTCACGACGGTCTGGTTGAGGCGCTTCTCGTAGAACTGCGGAACCTCGTTTTCCAAGATAAACCTGTTCATCGAGTCCCAGTCGTTGGTCCAGTAGCGCGTCTTCATCGTCCGGTAAAACACTCCCGACGGGGTGCGAACGCTGTCGATACCCTGCGTCTTGCAGTAGTCAAGCAGCGCCGACTTGAGGGTGTTGAGCTGCATCTCCAGAACCTCATCCTTCTGCTCGAACTCGGCTTTGAGTTCGGCCCGCTTGTCGCGGATTTTGATGTAGGTCTTGGTCAGCACCTCGGGGGTGAGGGCGGTTTCGCCCACAGTATCAGCCGTCATAGTGGTTCTCCTTCACTATCAGAAATTGATATCTAATGATATCCGCTACACTAGTCAAGCAATTCTTTATAGAGATCGACGACCTTAGTGTGCACGTCGATCTTCTCGTCGAGCAGCCTGTAGACCCGGCGCTCCACACCCGACCCCTGTAGCTGGACCACGGTGCACTTGTTAGCCTGCCCCTTGCGGTGCACCCGCGCGTTAGCCTGCGCGTAGGTCTCGAGCGACGATGTCGGTGCCCACCAGACAACTGTGTTTGCTGCAGTGAGCGTCACGCCATGCGCTGCGGCCTGTGGCTGGATGACTAGCACCCGAGGGTCAGGCTGGTTCTGGAACTGCTTAAAGATTTCAGTCCGGTTTGCGGCGGTCACATCGCCGTTGATGATAGCATTGGTGATACCATCCTTGGACAACTGCGCCGACAGCATCTCGATAACGTGCTTGAAGGGGACGAACACCAGCACCTTGTGGGTGCTTTCGGCGATGACCTCCTTGAGGACGTTGTAGCGGTTGTTGATGTCGAACTGCACTGTGTCGCCGGATTCGGTGTAGCTCGCACCCGCCGAGATTTGCAGGAGCTTGCCCATCATCACAGCGGCGTTCACAGCCGTGATCTGCTCTCCGGCCACCTCCATCGCGGCCTGAGCCTTGAGCTTCTTGTAATACATCTCCTGCTGCTTGGTCAGGGCTACGTCCCGCTTAACGTAGAGCATGTCCGGTAGGTCTAGGCATTCTTCCTTGGTGAAGCGCACAGCGGGCTGCAGGGCTCGGTGCACGGTGCGCTCAGCGTGTTCCTTGGGTTTCCAGCGAAACGCGGAGACCTTGTACATCACCATGTCCTTCCAAGCGTTGAAGAAGCGCGGCACCCCGGCAGGGTTGACCAGCTTCGCCAAGCCGAACGCATCCTCGGGCCCCTGAGCCGCAGGGGTGCCTGTCATCATCCAGAGCCACGTCTCGGGCTTCACCAGCGAGTTGAGCACCTTCCAGCGCTTACTCATGGCGTTCTTGTAGTGGCTGGCCTCGTCCACGATGATGAGGTCGTAACCCGCCGCAGCGATATCGTCCCGCACGATCTCAACGCCATCATAGTTGATAATGAGGAAGTCAGGCTTCCCGGCGATGATCTTCTTGCGCTTGGCCGAGGTGCCGTGGGCGACGTCTACAGTCCGGTGCATGGCAAACGTGAACAGGTCCGCACGCCACGCACTGTCCATGATCGAGAGCGGGCAGATGACCAGAGCCCGCTTGATGATGCCCTGCTTCATGAGAAAGTCCGCGGCCCAGATCGCGCTGGCCGTCTTGCCCGTCCCCGCCTCGTTGAAGCAGAACGCCTTCTGGTTCATGGTCAGGAAGGACGCCGTCGTGCGCTGGTGCGACATCGGAGCGAACTTGCCCGTCCAGTTGTAGCGGCCCTCGATGGGTGACGGCACCTTGATGTTCAGGCCGCGTAGGGTATGTGCCTCTTGCACACCCCAGTTAACGACGACTTCGTGTTCACCGATCACCTTGCTCTTTGGGATGATCGTAGAGACTTGTTTTGGATTGCGTAGCTTTAACAGCAACGCCTTATTGTCGATGATCTGCATGTTTGTTCTCCGAGGTGTTAGGCTTGTGCCTAACTCTTTTTCTCGCCGGGCTTATGACCGTTCCGGCTCCGGTTCTTCGATGGCGATTCCAGCTTGTAGCCGTCGGCGTTGCTCCCGCCTTTGGCTAGAGCCTTCTTGTGGCTCACGTCCTTGCCTGTGCGGTCGACGCCCTTCTTGTCCAAGGCACGCCGAGCACGCTGCCGCTCCATGCGGCGCTCATGTTCTCCACGTTCTTTCTGCTTCTGGTATTCGTGCTTATAAGGTCTAGGCGACTTCGTGTATGGCATGGCAATCAACCCCCGTTATGGGCGCATTCTACCACAGGGCAGTGCTTTCGGCATAGCCCAGAAGGTCGAGGATTCCACACGTTTGTCTCGTGGGCCTTCTCCAGTGCCGCGTACTTCATCACCCACGGCTTCCACAGCACACCCTCGTCAGTCACCGAGTAGTCCTGCTTCACGATGTCGTTGGCGATGGTGAAGAGCAACGCGCCCTTCACCTTCTTGACCTGCGGGAAGTGTTTGAACACCGACAGTGCCATCAACTGCAGCTGTCCGACGTCGGCATACTTCGCGCTCTTGCCCGTCTTGTAGTCCACGACACGGGCCTTATCGCCGTCGATAATCAGCAGGTCCACGATGCCGCGGAACCACACGTTCTTATCGAAGAAGCCGCACGGCTCGAGATCAGCGGTGAGGCCCATCTTGAGTTCGCAGTGCTTCTCCCCCGCCATAGCCGCAAGCCGCTCCATAGTGGCCTGCATGAACGAGAACTGCGGGGGCATGGGCTTGCCGTCGCGGATGAACTCCTCACACGCCTTGTGAAAGTCAGTGCCGTATCTGGTCGCCTCGGTCTCTTGGAACGGAAACTGCTTGAGGACGTTCACGTGGTAGTACTGCTTCGGACATTTCTCGAAAGCGCTTAGCCTGCTGTAAGACCAAGCCCCTGCCGCAGACTTTTGTTCACTCATGCTTCGCACTCTCCATAATTCTTGCCGACCCCGGCTTCGCAGTCCACGGGTAAGCCCTCGGCCCATGTGGGCACCCAGCGCATACACTCCTCGACGTAGGCCTTGCAGGCTTCGGCTTCGTCGTCAGGCACACAGCATACGATGCTGTCATGGACTGTCAACACAACTCTGTATTTCTTACTAATTCGCAACATCTGCTCGCCGATGATAAGTCTCGCGAGCGCCTGTGTGACGTTCTCGACGACCTTGCCACCATAGATGCGGGTGCGCCCGATGCGGGTTTTGTAAGAGTACTCGGTGCCGCCCTTCTCGTTCTCGGCCTCTTCCAACTCGTCGTAGCGGATCAGCAGACCATTGGGCAGCACGATGCCGGGTTCATATGTGTTGACCCCAAGCACCCCGTCCTTACCGAACGGCATAGCGTCACCCCGCACCATGTAGCGCAGCATGGTGCCAGCCTGCTTCCACATGTTCGAGATCATGTCGTTGGTCTCGCGGTAGATGCCGATAATCTTAGCAGCCTCCGCCTTCGTGATGTCCACACCAGAGTTCTTGAGGGCCAGCTGGAACTTCTCGCCGCCCATGCCATAGCCCGCACCCAGCACCGTGGTCTTGCCCACGAACCGCTGGTCCTTGGTCACGTCAGCCTCGTCCACGTTGTAGATCGCCGAGGCCATCTTCTTGTACACGTCACCCCTAGACGCAAATGTCTCCACCACGTCGTCCTGCCCAGCCAGCCACGCCAGCATGCGCGCTTCGATCTGTGACGAGTCGGACTCGACGATGCTGTAGCCCTTGGGTGCAACGATGCACTTCTTGAGCGCCTTGGCGTTAGGCCCCCGACTAGGGAGGTTCTGCAGGTTGATCTTGTCGTCCCCGCCCCAGCGCCCGGTATGCGCCGCGTAGTAACGCACCGGGACAGGCAGCATGCCACGCCCAGAGATGTCGATGAACCGCTGTGTGCGTGTCTCCTCGAGCGTAGACTTCACCCCTAGCCGTGCAGCAGCCAGCGCCTGCACATGCGGATCGTCATCCTCCAGCAGGTCTTTCATACCCTGATCGCTCTTAGCCAGCGCGTAGGTCATGTTGCCTGTGGTGGGGCTGATCTTCATGGGGCACGGGACACCGAACTTACCGAGCAGTGCGGCAAACTTCGGGTTCGACATGAGGTCGGCCTTGTCCTCAACACCAGCAGACTTGAGTAGGTCTTCCTTCATCACCTGTGTCTTCTGCAGGTGCGCCTCCAACCGCTCCCTATCCAACTCCAGCGTCGGCTCAGTGAACATACGCAGCGTCAGATCAATCAGCTTGAGTTCAGACTTCGGGAACCCACGGGACATCATGATGTTGAAGATGTCGTAGGTCAGGTCTACGTCATTGACACAGTAGCGCCCATAGGCTGACAGCTCCTCCGGCTCGAAGTCACCACGTCGTTTGCCCTTGGCGTCTAGCACCTCGGTGCCCTTCTCCCCTACCGCGTAGTTTTCGGCGAGGGCCTTGAGGCTGGCGCTCTTCTCTACGCCGTGGATCGCACGGGCCATGCACAGTGTGTCGAACAGCACCTTCGGACGAATGCCAAACCGCCACGACATGATCGCACCGTCGAACATCATATTGTGTGCCAGCACCGCGGAGTTGGCCCAGTCATACTGAGCCAAGAACTCCTTGATCTTACCGTGCGTCCCGGTGAACCACTCGGTCTTGCCGTCGTTGACCTTCACCCCGACCCCAATGACTTGGAACCGGGGGTCACGGATATACTCCTCCGTGGTGATCTTAGACAGCGAGTAGTCCTTGTCGTAGTAGGTCTCGAAGTCGAGTGTGATAATGTCCACGTCTTACTCCTCATCAGCCAGCGGTGTGTCGAGGTAGGAGTAGAACACATCGACGTTCTTGGCGTAGTAGACTGCGCTGGAAGCCTTCTGGTCTGCCCGCACGCAAATCTTCAACCGCGCAACGTCACCGTTCCGGTGTAGGCTGGCCAGCCGGTTAATAACTTTCTGCGTGAGGTCGGGGAGTGCCGACAGCGGCGCACTCATCGTAGCAAGCGTGTCAGCCAGCTTCTTGGCTGTCCACGGACGATCTTCCTTCATGAGCGTATCCAGCAGCCCTACGAAATCGGTGGTGTGCGGCGCAGGTGCAGGTGGAGCTACGGGCGCGTCATCGTCTTCGTCTTCGTCTTCGTCCCACTCCGATACAATAGCGCTATAATCGCGGGGTGCGGGTTGCTCAGCCGCAGGGGGCGGCGTGTATACCGGGGGTGCATACACCAGTGCAGTGTTAGGCATCGCCCTAACACTATCACCCACTCGAGCGACGACCTCGACGCGCACAGCACGCCAGCGAGAGGGGTAGTGCGCCGTGTGCGGCGAGGCATAGTTATCTGTGGCCCAGACACGAATGGCATCGCCTACGTCAAGGTTGAGGCGCTCCACGTCACGGGCGGTGATGAACACCATCTCGTTGTTTTCGGTGATGCCGAAGCCCAAGCCCGCGCGGGCGGTGTAGTTATAGGTGGCTTCGATCTGTTTCAGGTCTGCAGGTGTGAAGTAGTTCATGGTCATTTCCTTATTCTTCGATTTCAATTTGACGGCACTCACCAGCAATGGCTGAGTAGGCCGCGGCGTCAGT